TCAGACTTCCACAACTTTTTGAAGCGTGACCTTTCAAGTATCACAGATGGAACAGTTGCATCAGACAACTCAGTTGCATTACCAAATGATATTTTGAAGCCAATTGAAAAGCCAGCAAATACAAACTCACTGATTGCATTGGCCAACATTGTTCCAGTTAATGCACCATCAGGTGACATTCCAGTATTGGGTGCAACTAACGTTACATTGAACACTACAGCTGAATTGCAAGCTAACCCACAGTTGGCAAAGATGCAATTAGAAACAGTTTCATACAAGTTGTCAGTTAAGCGTGGATTCCTACCAGTTTCACAAGAATTGTTAGACCATGCAGACACAGCTGTAGGTATTGACTCATTGATTGGTGACTATGCTTCACAAATTCGTGACAACACTTTGGTTGCTGGTATTGCATCAGTATTGAAGCAAGCCGACAAGGTTACAGCAAAGTCATTTGATGATGTTAAGGTAGCTTATAACTCATTATTCAAGTACTCAAACAAGGCTATTGTAGCTACTAAGTCAGCCTTTGATGCACTTGACACATTGAAGGATTTACAAGGACGTTACCTATTGACTGATTCAATCACTAGCCCATCTTCAAAGAGTTTGTTAGGTGCTCCAGTATATGTTGTTGAAGACACAGTATTGGGTGCTAAAGATGGTGACAAAGTAATGTTCGTAGGTGACATCAAGTCATTTGGTATCTTCCCATCATACAAAGACTTACGCGTAAAGTGGACTGACTCAGACATCTATGGTCAAAAGTTGCAACTTGTATTGGAAAACGACAATGTTTTGGCACAAAAAGAAGCTGGTAAGTTGGTAACATTGAACTTCACAGCTCCAGCACCAGTAGCAGGTTAATAGCTAACAAATATATCGCCACTGAAATAAACAATATATCGGACATGATAGGCGGTTAATTAGAAAGGGGAACACATGGCAGTAGAAGCCAGTAAAATAGCATCTAACTTGCACATAGATAGTGACCCAGAGGAATTAGATGTTATTAATAGCCTTATAGCCACAGCTAAAGCGTTGGTAAAGTCTTCTGTAGATACTGGTATGAGTGATGATGACTATGAAGCATACCCATTGTTTGATTCAGCAGTAGAAGCTTTAGTAACAGCAATGTACTACGATAGAACGCTACAAAATGGTATGCCTAAGGCAGTAACCATCATGGTAACACACCTACAAGCACGTATAGGAGGTATTTAATGCAAAAACTAGCACTATTTAACCCTTCTGATATGAACTTAAAGGTGGATTTTACCACGATTAAAACGGTAACTAGTCCAGTAAACGGCTCACAGGTTAAGAAACCAGTAGTATTATTTACCAAACATGGTGCATTCAAGACACGTTCACTTAATCAACAGTATCAAGTAGAAGGAACAAGCTTATCAGATACCCTGGTAATTGGTGTTAGACACGACCCAAAAATAGCTAAGACATTAGGGGTTACAGTAAAAGGCATTAATTACACGATTGAAGACATTAGCCCAGACGAAACTAATCATTATATAGCATTTGATTTGCTTACTGTAAAGAAGGTGACTAAATGAATGATGAAGATGATGTTTTAGGACTAAATGAATGGCTAAATGAGGCAAATAAACTAGTCGATTTAACTCTTGAAGAGCGTGAAGAGATAAACCAAGCAGGCAGTGAGGTACTACAAGAGGCAATAGCTAAGGCTACTAAGGATAAAAAGCACTACTCTAATAGACATGTGTCTAAAAAGGATATAAAACACTTAGCTGATTCAGTTGTAACAGGTGATTTAGAGGGTGATAAGCCTGGTGGTAATGTGTCGGTTGGTTATTCCGTAAAGGATGCCAATCATGCTAGAATTGCACGCTTCTTAAACGATGGTACAAAGAAGCTACAAGGTGATTCATTCTATGATGAAGCCGTAGCGCATTCAGAGGATGCAGTGGAACAGGCTAAGGTTAAAAAGTACAACGAAATTATGGATAGAAAAGGAGCAGGCAAATGACAATTATAGTACAGGCTGTAGAACTTCTTAATTCCATAACAAGTGATTGGGTAGATAACATTTATCCTAATGCTATCCCAGAAGAGGCACAAGACAAGACAGATGAAACAATCATCTTAGTACGTCCTGCCTTTGATACCTTAGGTGACTACTCATCAGACACTTTTAACACTATAACAAGATATTTATCCATTCAGATATTCTACAAGTTAGGTAATGAAATAGATTATGACTTGAAAGAAGTACAGCTTTACAAGGCTCTAGAAGCTAAAGGTTTTAGAGTTGATGACATTAAAGGGCGTTTGACAGATATTGATACAGGTCAAGATTATCAAACATTTACAGTAACAAATAATAAAACAGTTTAAGGATTACTTCTTTCATAGAGGTAGTCCTTTTCACACACAATCGAAAGGTAAATAATTAAACATGAGTTTAGGAATTAAAAACGTAAAAATGGCACTTGTTGATAAAAACGGGGTTGTTAAAACAGGAGTAGATGGAATCTTTGGAGATGTCTCAGATGCTTCAGGAGTATTTACAGCGGACCAAGATACAGCCTTTGGTGTAGCCTCAGTAGCATTTGCTAACTTGTCAGGTTCACAAACAGGTATCTACGGTTCAGATAAGTTGGTTTACACAGCTTCTGGAAAAGGAGCACCTACTGGTACAGTAACCGTTAACCAATTGCCTAATGAAATTAAGCAGGCTGTATTAGGACACAAAGCAGATGGCAAGGGCGGATTTACTATCAGTGGTAAGGCTGATTCAAACAACCGTGTAGCTTTGTTAGTAGAATCACGTGAATCATTCAATGATGATGCACCTATCTATGTATCATTGTATAGCTCAGTTGTTTCAGAAGCATCATTAACAATGACTTCTAACAACGCATCAGAAAACCGTTCAACAGATGCATTGCTATTCACTGCTATCGAACGTGGTGATGATGGATTTGGTAAGTTCTACTTTGCTGAGTCAGAAGGCTTTGATGAAAAGTCAATGAACGATGATGTGTTCAAGGCATCTGCAACGTCAGGTGCTCAAGGTTAAACAAAAACAAATAGCGTTGAGCTAGACACTTCTAATATGGAGTGTTTTTATTATGTTCCCAATAAGGGGCGCCAATTAAAAAATACAAAATACAAAGGATAAAAAACAATGTCAGTAAAAATTAATGTCTTAAACGAACTAGGAATCAAGAAGAGCTTTGACGTAAAGGAATCAAATAAAAATATTCGTAAAACTTGGGAACTACAAAAACTTATGACTAAGTTATCAATCGACCAAGAGGAAGCTAACACAGAAGACCCAGAAAAGGCAGAAGAGTTAATCGACATGATGCTAGATGTGCAAGCAAATGTTATGGATTACGTAGTTAATATCCTTGGTTTGACAGAAACACAAGCAGATAAAGTCGATGATTTGAGCTTTGATGAAACAGTTCAACTAGCTACACGCATTAGTGCTGAATTATTACACATCGAAACAGTAGAAGCAACAGATGAAGAAACGGGTTTAGAAGTCTAAAAGAACGTTATAAAAGCTTAGACAAAGCAATTCAAGACTTTGATTTTAATGAGCAGAACGTGCTAACCAACCTTCACATAATGCCCAGCCAGTTTGAGGAAGAAGACTTCTACCGTTTGAATGAGGTTCTAAGCGCACAGGCAGAAGAGGACAGAGTACAAGATGGTGCTGATTTCCTTACACAGATGGGTATTACGAAAGACGGTGCCAGCAAAGGCATCTAAAAACATATAGGGAGGTAACACATGGCAAATAAAGTAGCTAGAACGATGGCTACAGAGCTATCACTTGGAGTTGATGGTGCTAAGAGTTCATTAAAAGAGCTTACATCTGCTGTTAAAGCTTCTAGTGACGAAGCTAAAATACTGGAAGCACAGTATAAAAGTGCTGGTGATTCTATAGGGGCTTCCAAGGCAAAATACGAAGGGCTTTCTTCCACAGTAGAAGCACAAAAGACTAAGGTAGAAGCTTTAAGGCAGGCTTTAGAAACAAATAACACAGAGACTGAAAAAGGTAGGCAACAACAGGCGTACCTAACTACTGAATTAGGTAAAGCTGAGACACAATTAAACTCCTATCAAGGTAAGTTAGAGCGTGCCACCCAATCTTACAAGTATCAAGAGTCTGGTTTAGCTGACTTAAATAAAGAGTTAAAACACTCTAATGATATGACAGATGCAAGAGTGCAAAAGCTTGAAGCAGAGGGTAAACAAGAGGAAGCTTCTAAGGTTAAATTAGAGGGATTAAAGACAGCTCAAGAAAACTACTCAAAGCAACTTAAGATTCAGCAAAATGAGCTATCTGATTTAGAAACAAAAACAGATAAGTCTAGTGATGCTTATAAAAGGCAAGCACTACGTGTTGAGCAAACGTCTGCTAAGTTATCAGGAGCTACAAGAGACGTTAAAGAGTTTGCAAACTCAGGCTCTCAAGTTGAGGAATCCACAGGTCATATATCCAAGTTTAAGGACAAGGTAGGTGAACTTGGTGGTGCCTTTGCTCCTGCAGTTGCTGGGGTAACCGCTCTTGTATCTGGGTCAGTAGCTTTAGTTAATACTATTGCAGATAATGCTAATAAGGTATCAGGGTTACAGGCAAGAACAACGCTAAGCTTTTCAGAATCTAAGCAAGCTGTAAAAGATATTAATGAGCTTTATGCACAGGGGTACGGAGATTCTTTAGATGAGCTACAAGAAACATACCAGTTAGTTCAACAGCTTAACCAGAATGATTCCCCAGGTCAATTAATAGAAAAGACTAAGTTGGCCTCAACGTATGCACAGCAGTCTGGTGCTGATATTACAGAAGTCTTAAATGGTGCTAGTGGTGCCACAAAGAACTTAGGTATCAGTTATAAAGATTACTTTGATTTGATGTCTACAGCCTCTAAAAAGGGATTAGATGCACAAGGTAGTTTATCAGATGAAATGTCAGAATATTCCCAAGTCTTAGGACAAATGGGATTTAAAGCAAGTGATGTCTTTGGGTTACTAGAAAATGGTATGAAATCAGGTGCTTATAACACTGATAAACTATTAGACTTCACTAAAGAATTTTCCATATCCTTAAACGATGGACGTATGGATGCGTCAATAGGTAGCTTTAGTAAGAAAACTCAGGACATGTTTGACGGTTACAAAAAAGGTAAAGTAACTAGTGCTGACATGCTAAAGGCAGTTACTGGCGACTTAGCTGGAATGACTGACAAGCAAAAAGAAGCTAGTGTAGCTTCTAACTTGTGGAGTGCACTAGGTGAAGATAACGCTTTAAAGGTTGTTGAATCAGTTGGTAAGGCTAATAGTTCCTTTGCTGATGTAGGTGGTACAGCCAAAAAGACAGCAGACCAATTAAAGGATTCTAACCCTTTTGACCTTGCTAAAAGAAGTGCAGAGGCTTTCACTGGTAGTCTTACAATCAACAAAGACCAAGCTAAAGAGATGAAAAAAGCTTTTGAGCCTCTAGGTAAAGCATTAAAAGACCTATTCCAATCGGTAATGAAAAACTTACCAGATATAGCTAAAAATTTAACACCAATTATAGAGTTTGCTTCTAAGCATTTACCTGAGATGATTACCTTAATGGGTATATTAGGTGGTTTATGGGCTACTAAAAAGGTTGTGGAATATGGTAAAGCCGTAACAGGTGTATTTTCTGGATTATCAGGATTGATTATCAAGCCTAAGGTAAAAGGTAGTGATGCTAAACGTGAATTAGGCATCCTAGGAAAAGCTGGAAAAGGCATAGGTAAAGCCTTCTGGTGGACTGGTAAGTTAGCTGTTAAGTCAGTTCTGAAATCACTTGAACTGATTGGTGATGCAGTAGTCAAAACTGGTAAGGCTTTATGGTGGACTGCTAAGTTAGCAACGAAAGTATTTTTGAAGTCACTTGAATTACTAGGCGGTGCAGTCATTAAGAGTGGCAAGGCTATCGGTAAAGGTCTTAAATTTACTGCTTCCATTGCAACCAAGGGCGCTAAATTAGCTATGGCTGGTTTAGTCAAGACAGCTAAAGTTACTGGAAAAGGGATTAAGTTAGCATTTAATTTCTTGAAAGCTAACCCACTGATTCTACTTGTAACAGCTATTACCGCAGTAGTGATAGCCTTTGTAGCATTGTATAAGCACAACAAGAAGTTTAGAAAATTTGTAAATGACTTAGTTAAGTCAGCACAACAATTCTTTAAAGGAATTGGCAAGTGGTTCGGGAAAGCTTATAAGACAATCATGAACTTCTTTAAGGATATTATTAATTTCGTAAAGAAGGATTGGAAAGAGATTCTATTATTTATCGTGAATCCTTTTGCTGGTGCCTTTGCGCTGGTATATAAGCATAATGCTAAGTTCAGAAAAGCAATCAATAAGCTGGTTAAAAATGTTGTTAATTTCTTTAAAGGCATGGGCAAGTCTATTGGGAATACATTCAATAGCATATTCAAGAACATATCTAAGATTTACAACAGCATCAAAGACTTTATAGGTGATACAACTCATAACATCTATAAGAACTGGATTAATAGTTGGAAGTCAATATTTAACTTCTTTGGTGATACATGGAAGAATATTAAGAAGTTTGGTAGCAATTCTATCAACAGCCTTAAGGGTACGTTTGACGATGTGCTAGGCAAGATTGGTAAGTCATTCAGTAACACATGGAATGGAATTAAAGACGGTTTCAAGGCAATGTGGGAAGGTATGAAGCAATTAGCTGGTGACGGTATAAATGCTGTTATCAAGATTCCTAACGCTGGTATTGATGGTATTAACGGACTTATCCATGACTTTGGGGGACCAAAGAAAGCATTAGATAAAATACCTAAGGTGAAGTTTGCTAATGGTACAGGAGCTATACAAGAGCTTACACACGCAGTACTGAATGATGGGAATGATAGCCCTGAAACGGGTAACAAGGAAACGCTAGTCCATCCTAATGGCAAGATGGAGATTGTTCAAGGTAGAAATACTGAAAGGCTATTATTGCCTGGAACAGAAGTTCTAAATGCACGTGAGACAGCCATGTTTATGGGTCTACAAGGTGTTAAGCACTTTGCAGGTGGAACAGGATTCTGGAGCAAGCTACTATCAGGTGCTGGTAATGCGGTTTCAAACATTGCAGGTAGTGCATGGAGTGGCTTAAAGAACGGTGTAGAC